CGCTGATTGTGCAGCAAAAGTTGCAGCAGCAATGTTGAGCATCGGATTGGTTTCCATGCCCGAAAGGGTCATCTCGTAGCCGGAACGGTCACCAAATGCAGTACCTGTGCCAGCAGTGCCAGCGGTTGCTTCCAAGCCATTGTCAGCACCGAGAACCCAATATCTGCTATTGTTGTCTTGAACGATTACGAGCAAGCGATTGCGAGCAAGCAGGCGCAGTTCATTGCGTACGGCGGTTTGCAGTTTGTTGATGGTGAAGGTTACTTCAGGGGTGTAGAACAGTGTGCCATTCTCGACCGATGCGTTGAGCGTTTCGGTCATTGAGGATGTAGCCTTGGTCAGGTCGTATTCAAAAAAACCGCTGACAGCATAACCAGTAAAACCTGTCACCAACCCGCTGCCGTTTGTATTAACGGAGCCAGTGGCGTTGAAGGCTTGAACGTAAACACGTTTGATGCCGCCGATTGAATCTCGGCATCCGAGGGCGTAGCCCGTAGTTAAGGAGCAGGACATATATGTATATTTTTAGAGGGTTATATTAATACTAAAAAGCGGGGGGCAGTTGCCCGCCCCCCTATACATTAGGCCAGCTTGAAGTCAACAATCAAATCTGGATAAGCAACCTGCACGCCTGCTTTAAAGGAGGCTTGGAATCGAACCTCATCGTTGTCACGGCTGTAGAATATCGAGAACTGCTCCTCATCGCTCAACAAGTCCGTTCCATAAAACAAGTTGCCAAGGTAAGTAGTGACAATGCGGTTGGTGGTAAGCAAACCGGGAACGGCAATGACTTTGATGTTTGTGCCGGGGTACACCATCTCGCCTGCGGCCATGCCAGCAAGGTCAACTTGATTGTAAAGCACTGCGCTGCTGGCTTTCAAGCCACCAACCAAGGTGCGGAATGTATCCCATCCGCAGAACATGACAAGGTCGTTCTTGGTTAAGATAGCCTGTGGAATGCGGTTGTAAATCGTGTCAAAAACGCTGATGACGTTAGTGGTTGTGATTGACGTAACGGCGGCGGTGTTGCCCGATACAACGGTTCCTGATGCAGCGTTAAGGAGTTGATTGACACCGCTAAAGAAAGAGTTGCCTTGCCAAATTGCATTTTCCAAAGCCTCAGCAATACGAGCGGCTTTTTGCTCGGCAAAGGCTTGCTCGAAAGGAACGCCATCGTAATTTGAACCAGCGGTCAACTGCGATTGCATCCAGTATTGCTCAAGCGAGCGTGGGCAAAGGGCTTCTTGTACCTTCATGCGACCAACGGTGATGTTACGCTGGCTGAAGGTGGTTGTGCCTGACGATGTCCATCCGCAATCTGCGCCGCTGGCGATAGCGGCATCGGTGTCCATCAAGTTAAGGGCAGCGGCTGATTTGATGCCAACCTGCTTGGTGAACAACGCAGCAGAACGAGCGGAGAACACCGCTTTGGTGATGAGGGGTAACCGCTCTTGGTCGGTGTAGGTGGTTAGTGTTCCGAGTGAATAACTCATGGCTTTGTTTTTAAGGGGTTAAGGTTTATTTTGTTTTTTTAAGATTTTGGATTGTTTGTGCAAGGGCGGCAAAGTTCTGCTGGGCAGAGGCTTTGCGTTGCTCCACAATAGCGGAGGCGGTTGGCTTAGGGGATTCGGTTGGAAGTTCGGCAACCTTCTCAACGATGTCGGTCATGGTTTCCATCTGCGAGGCAAAGGCAGTCATTTTGTCCTTCATCTTGCCAAGCTCAACGTAAGCGGCCTTGAGTTCCTCCATAATAGCAACAAGGTGCTTCTTGACGATTTCCTCAACAACGGCAGGGTCAACGGTTGGGTAGCCCTCCTTCACTTCTTCCACAATTTCAACGGCGGTGTCGGGTGCAATTTCAGCGGCAACGGCTACCTCTTCGGCAGGGGCAGCAGCGGCGGCAACAACCTCAACGATTTTGCCTGCTTCGGTTTTAACTACCCCAACACCTTCGACTTGATGCTCGCCATCGGGGGCGGGCAGGACTTCGGTTTCGGTAATGACAAAAACAGGAGTGCCAACAACGAGGTCACCGTCAACACGGATTTTAGTGCCGTCTGCCAAGGTGTAATCGGCAAACGCTTGCTTGTGGCTTGCAAACTTACGGAGTTCAGTCCGCAAAGTTTCAATGGCTGATTTTAGGTTCATAGATTATAGGGATTTGTAGGTGGGTTTAAAATGTTGCAAAAAAGCGGTTAAATCGTCTGCAAGGCCAGCAAGTGCGACCTCAAGTTCGGTGCCTGTGTTCTTCATCCCGAACAAGCCCTCCACCGAGAAACCCTTGAAGGCGTGGCGATTTTCCCAAACCTCATCGTTCTCGACTTTGAAGCTTCCAAACCAGCTGCCATCCGGCGTGTCCTCGTAACCTTTCGGGGGCATGACACCACGGTCGGCATCGGTGATATAGGACTCAAACATATACACGCCATCGAGTTCGGCGTTGTGGTAGGCGTTCACGTTGTGCTGGTTGCCCTGCTTGAAATACTTCTGCACGATTTTGCGGATGGTAGCCTTGTCAAATACGACATAGTATTCTCCGTAGGTGTCATCCTTGCGAAAGATTGGCGTGTCGGCAAGCATCAACGGCCCGGTAAGCACCCTGCGTTCCCCTGTTTCGGCAAAGCGTTGCCGGGTCTTGGCAAAGGCTTGAAAGGGTTTCTCGATGGCAGGCATATCGACCAAGGCCACAAACTGCACTCCCTCGTCAACTTCGTCAACGGTCATTCGGTACACAGGTAACTCCATAGGGGTAAATGTAGGGGTTAGCCTAATGTTGCAAATTCGCTCAACCGCCGCACCCTGCTCGTGGTCTGCTGAATGTCACGCTCCACCACATAGGCTCGCATGGGTTGGTTCTGCTGGGGTTGGCCTCCAGCAAATCCCGAAAGGTCGGTGACGTTAGGGTTGCTGAACACGGGGGGTGCAGGCGTTTGGCCTCCTCCACTTGGCACAATGTTGCCGCTTGGCCCTGTGCCACCTCCACCGCCTCCCGATGCTTTGAATTGCGTTGCTGCAATCTTGCGGACTTGCGTCAAACCCGATGCAATTATTCCAGCAACCGCAAAGGCTTTGGCTATCGTTGGAAGGGACTTGTCTTGCAATACTTGGGACGCACCGAGGTAAGTGTTGACCGTTGCATCTGCAATGCCTGCCGCCTTGTTCAAATTAAATGCCCTACGAGCATCTGCCTCACTCTCGCCTTGCGTTGCCGCAATAAACCCAAGCACACCAGTAAACGCTTCGTTAGCGAATTTAAGCGTTGTGTCACGCTCTTGAATTTTAAGTTGACGCTTTTTCTCTTCAAACTCCTGCTCTGCTGTCAATTCCTTTTGGCGGTACTCATCATTAAGGGCCTTCTCTAATTCTTTAAAATTAGCCGCATCGCCAAACTGTAATTTTAATGCCTCAAGGCGTTGAGTGCGTTCTGCCTCCAGCAATGACTTACGCTGAGTGAATGCAAATGTTTCAGCCGTTATCGCATCCTCGGTTAGCTTTTTGGCTTCAATAGCACGATTGGTTTCTTCTTGTGCCGCAGATTGCTTGAGTTCGTTAATTTGCTGCGTAATGTCTTTTTGCAAATCAATTACTCTCTTTTCCTCGGTTGCCACAGCAATCGCTTGAGCTTTTGCAAGTTCGTCAAGTTTTAAAGCCTTAACTTTTTCGTCCGTTAGTTTTTCAGCAGCCTCACGCTCCTTGGCAATCGCCTGAATGGTTGCATCATAAATTTTTGCCTCCGTTGCACCTTTTGCTTGCAGTAACTGGATGCTGTATTGCAATCCTGCAACGGTTTTATCAAATCCTTCTGCCTCTAACTTTTGTTTTTCTTCTGCTAATCTCTTATTTTCGGTCTCAATCTCGACCTGACGTTTGTGCTGAAGCTCCGCTTTTTCTTCTTTTTTCTTAGTTGCTTTGATTTCTGCATCAATTTTCTGCAATCTTTTTTGGTGCAACTGGGCTTCTTCTGCACCCTTGGCTTGCATTATTTCAATTTCACGACGAATCCTTATAACTTCAGGCGATTCCTTTTTCTCCGCTACTGTAATTGGCTTTGGCTGAACTGCTGCAATTGCTTTTTCACGAAATATTTGTGAGTCATGTTGCGCTTGCGTCAGTTTGTCATTTAATTCTTTGTTCCCTTTAAGTTCAATTTTTATTCTTTCATTAACTGCTTTTTGGGTCAATGCCAAATCCACGGCCCTGTTTTGCTCCTGCTTTAACTGATACCGTGCCATCGCCGTTTCACCTTCAATTGGATTGGCTGCCCTTACTTCTGCAGCAATCTTTTCTCTCGTAGTTTGTTCTAAGCGTGCCATGGTTTTTGCAACAAAATCTTCATTTTGCTTGGCACGTTTATTGTAGCCATCTGCCTCAATTTTAGCAATTTCTGCTTCGCTCTTACCTGCATTCTTGGCTCGTAAGACAGCAAGTTCAACTTGTTTGTCAACACGTTCTAAAGCCCGTTTTAAGTCTTCCTCTGCATTGGCTTGCTTCTTGGCCGATTCAGCCGCTCGGTCTTGCGCAGTTTTTAATTTTGACAAGGCAATGCCGAGCGTTGCAACAAGAGCCACAACTGCACCAATACCCGTTGCAAGCATTGCAATGCGAAAAGCCCTCATTGCTCCAGTGCTTGTTCCTACGGCAAAAGCATATAGTTTTTGAGCCGCTGCCGCTGCTTCCGTGGTGATGACCGATTTTGCAGTCAACAAATTACTAATTTTTTGCACGCCATTAAGCAAGGCTATTGACCCTTGTACCTTGAGCATTGCTTTTTCCAAATTCTCATTCTCTCCAGCAAACAACGCAACAGCACCATTGGCAATCGCTAAACCTGCCGAAAAAATTTGAGCTGCTCCAGTTAATCCAGCCAACGCCTTACTTCCTTCATTTGCAAAAGCATCAACAGACTTGTTAGTGCTTTCAATGGTTTTTTTATACTCCTCTGCTTGTTTTTGCAAAAGTTTAAATTCCTCAGCGTTTTGATGACCCGCCGCAGCGAGTTCAACCATACGCTCGGTTGCGGCTTTGAGTTTGTCTTCTAACGATTCAAGTGCTGGCCCTGTCGCATCGTTTGCGCTTACTTTGAGGACTATCTCTTTGGTTACGTCTGCCATTAGGATGGGGATGAGGGGTTTGTACCTGCGACATAATTAGGGTCAGCAGGGTCGTTGTTGATTGGCCCGTTGTAAAGGAATGCAGGGTCATTGTAAATCGGCACGTTGTCAACAGGCACGAACTCAGCAAGGTTAAGGATGCGGCGTAGGGTAACCCGGCAGGGCTTCATCTGCCCGACGAGGTAGTCACGAATCTCAAGCAATCGCCAACGGATGCCGCCGTAGTATATCGGCTTGCGAAAGTCAAGTTGGTAGATGTCAACGGGCGAGAGCATCATTGTGAGTTCCAACTGCAAGGCTTCCTTGCTCACCGTTTCGTTCACGTAATTTTTCCAGTACTTGTTAAACAGGTTGTTGTTGGTGTAGTTGATAGTATTGCCGCTTGCGTTCACGGCGTTGTAGTACACCAAGCGAGGTATCTCAAAGGCAAGGTCGAAGGTCGGGGCATAAGGGTTGTCGATGTGAGATACGAAGGGCATCTTAAGAATGCCCTCCGAAAGAGCCACGTTGCCGCTCACAGTAGAACTCACTCCGTACTGGTACGCCCACTCGGTTTGCCCCTCGACCAAATTGTACTGCGCCAAGCGATAGC